AGAGGTAGTGGCTCGCCGAGGGCCAAACGCCGCCGCCAGGGCGATCGGCATCCCCGCCAGAGCGGTAGTCGAACTCGCAGCCGGAATGCCGCCGGTGCGGCGTAATGCGCCGATTATCCGGGCCTTCGTGTCTCGCTACGACGCCGAGGGCAGCCCGCTTCCGGCAACGGCGGACGAGCTGGCAGAGCCGGCCCCAGAGGTGAATTCCGAGGAATATGCGCCTGACTGCCAGTGGGAGCAGCGGCTTCACCAGAAGGGCAGCGACCCCGTCATGTTCCCCGGGGACTATGACGAGGACGAGGCGGTGTAGCCGCCGGCGGCCTCATGCCGCGTCCTCTGGGTTGGCTCCGGCAGCCCCAGCTCCCGGGCGGCCTCGGCTACCCGGCGACGGGAGTACTCACTCCCGCCTCCCTGGTACACCCGGAGCACGGTTCGCGGGTTGGCCGTGATGTGGGCGGCGATCCTGACTCGGTCGATTGCGCTGATCATGGTGCGTCTCCTGTCACACATCGGTGCAGAAACGTCGTCGGCTGGTTTCTGCATTGCTGTTGCAGAAATGGCCCCCGGTCTATTTCTGTAAGCTCCGGGTACACCAGCAAAACCTGCGAAAAATCCATTACTTAGCCGCTATATAGACGCGGACACGGCCCATCGTGGCACCATGTCGGCATGTCTCGAGCGAACTCTTCCCTTTGGCTCATCTGCTGCCTCGTCACCGCCACCGCCTGCGCAACGCTCGGCCTCGCCCGCGACGGCTTCCGCGATCGACTCAGCCAGGGATGCGAGACTCCCGAACAGTGCCGAGAGCTGCTCCGTGAGGCGACCCGGCGCGTCAACGAGTGCCACCAAGCGCAGATCCGCAGCTGCGACGGCGCAGAAGCCGATCTCGGTGCCGCCACCAAGCTCTGGCGGGAAGCACGCGAGGCCCAGCAGGAGCGCGCGCGAGCAGCCCATGCGGGCCGGCATGAGACGCAGCACGAGAAATGGCTGGCGGAACAGGACCGGCGGAGGGCTGCGCAGGAGGAGCGACGGCGCCAGATAGAGCGACGTGTACATGAAATCGAAGACGAGCGCCGAGCCGAGAAAGAGCGCCTCGAACGCCTCGCCGCAATGGCGCAGCAACCAGAGTACGGCGTGCCAATCCTGAACATGCAAATCTGCAATACGCAGGACCGGCTACGGAAACTCAGCGAGGCGCTCGCCGAGGAGCGCAAGATCGAGCAGCGTTCCGGCTATGTCTCGCCCCTTGCGCGGCGTCAGATAGCCCGGGAAACCCTTGATGCCGAGGAGTCGCTTCGCGCGCTGAAGGAACGGCTACGAAGCCAATTCGGGGAGTCTGCACCTGGGTGCGGCGAGCAGTACAGGCGGCTGCTCGACTGCCTGGAAGCGAAAGACGTCGACTGCGATGAGCCTACCCGAACCGTCGTCGAGATACTTCGCTCGGGCTCATGGGAATAGGCTGCCTGTCACCGCCCCTTGAGCAACGCCTCCACGTTCGCCGACAGCTTCAGCAGCTTCTGAAGCGCCTCGTCACTCTGATCGATCGCTCGCTGAACCGTCGGGTTGATCTCGATCCGTTCGTCGATGTGCTCGTCGATGTGCGTCTCAATGCGCTGCACCGCCTGCCTCGTGGTCCGGCTGATCCGCTCGAACTTTCCCTCCCAGAGCTCGGGCATGTGCCGGCGGATCATTTCGGCCGTGAACTTGTAGCGAACGCCAGCCCCGCCCCCTTCGCGGATCAGAAAGCGCCGGCCCGTCTGACGCTCCTTGAGCTTCGCTCGCCGTAGCAGCGCCTTTCCGTTCGCCGATTGCCGGATGCCCAGATACCGCTCCGCCTCGGCGGCGCTCATCAGACCGCGCATAGCGTTTCCTCCGCTGCGTCTACCCAACCACGGAACGACTCGCTGGTCCGTTTCGCCGCCAATCTCACGTCCGTTACCGTCTCGACCCGCCTTGGCCCCCGTACGCGCCGGCGTCCGGATCTCGGTCGATGCTCGGCCCACTGCTGCTCGGCAGCCCGCAGGCGCTTCTCGGCCTGCTCTCGGGCCGCTTCGAGCAGGGCCGCGCGGTTCTGTTTGCGCTGCGTCAGCTCGAGTGTGGCCTGGTTCTCGATCCGAAGCGGCGGCGTCAGATCCCCTTCCTTGCCGGCCATTTTAAGAAGCTTCTTCCCCGCCGGCGTCAGCGCGTAGACGCCGAAGATCCGGCCGCGGTCCTTGTCGTGCTCGTTGCGCGAGCCGGCGGCCCCGAAGAATGCCGCGAGCGTCTGGATATGCTGGTCGTCCATGCGCTGCAGCTGATCGGACACGAACCCGTAACGCTCCAGCTCATCCGACTGCGGCTCCTTCGGCACCGGCCGCAGCTCCCCGACGACCGGTTGCGCCGTAAGCTCACCGCCTCGCCGATGCTTTCGGTGCAGTGGCACCCATCCGCAGCCGTCGCAGAATCGACAGCGGCCGTCATCGTACCAGCTTGGCATGCGCCCATTGCGCATCGCGTCCCGGAGCCGCTCCAGCTCTCGTGGTGTCATGGCGTTCACGCGAGCGATCGCATCCCGGATTTGCCGCTCCGGGTCGCCGCGAAACCCATCGCCGCCGCACCGTGGGCAGAGTCGGGAGCCGAACGTGAAGATCTCCGCCAGCTCGAGCTGAGCGCCGAATACGGACCGCTCGAACGTGCACTGCCCCTTGCCGAAGAACCACACGAGGTCGTCTTGGTCCTCGCCGCTGAGGTGCGAGTGGACGATCGCGCGCTCGCCCGCAGGGCGTGCGCCCTGTTTTTCTGTCGACATTTCTGCTAACCTCCTGACGTCCCGGGCAAGGACTCGGAGGGCCCCGTCGGCTCAGGTCGGCGGGGTTTTCTTCATTGTAGCGCCTCAAGGGGCCAGTGCTCGACGACCTGGCTGGATCTCAAGGCGTCCAACTGCCTGTGACGACGTGATGTCAGCGACCGTGAGCGAGCTCATCGGGCAGGCTGGATCTCAAGGCGTCCAACTGCCTGTGACGACCTTGGACCAGCGGTCAGCGTCCGCCGTGCTCGTGTTCTGGCTGGATCTCAAGGCGTCCAACTGCCTGTGACGACAGGCGCACGCGAAGGCCGAGCAAGACGCGCAGCAAGCTGGCTGGATCTCAAGGCGTCCAACTGCCTGTGACGACAGGACGCCACGATCGACGAGCTCGTCGATCAGATGGGCTGGATCTCAAGGCGTCCAACTGCCTGTGACGACGGCAGCTCGAGGACGCCGACAAGCGAGACCGCGAGCTCGAGGCTGGATCTCAAGGCGTCCAACTGCCTGTGACGACTTCGATCATCAGCCGGGAGCTTTCGGGCACGAAGCGGGCTGGATCTCAAGGCGTCCAACTGCCTGTGACGACGACCTCGCCCCGACCTCGACCCCCCGAACACCGATCCGGCTGGATCTCAAGGCGTCCAACTGCCTGTGACGACGCTTCTTGTCGCCGAAACGCTCGTGGTACGCAGTCAGGCTGGATCTCAAGGCGTCCAACTGCCTGTGACGACCCGCTGACCGAACGGCTCGCGATCGGCTTCCTTACCCGCGGCTGGATCTCAAGGCGTCCAACTGCCTGTGACGACGCGTCTGAGCAGCACCGGACGGCTGGCCGGAGGTGGGGCTGGATCTCAAGGCGTCCAACTGCCTGTGACGACGGGCCCCGCAGCCAACCAACGATCCCGCGTCCTCCCGACCCGGGATGCGAGCGGTTCTGGGACCCATGCCCCGACACTACTCTGCCGCGCCCATTGCATCTACCTCCGACGGCTGTTTTTCCGCCTTGCGAGAGGTCCCCGGGGCATCCGCGTCACCGGGCCGCTCGCGCTCCACTTCGCTGAAACGGTCCGCGCCGAGCACCTCCTTGAGTATTGCTTTGAATGTCCCTGGTGCCGCAACGACACGCTGGTACCTCGCCGCCCTGTGTAGCTCGTCCCCGTTCTGCTCGGGCGCTCGGCGGCGCGCCATCTTCGGGATCTCGATAGCGTCCACTTCCACGCGCTCAAAGTGCTCCGCCATCATGAGCGCCAGCATTCGCATCTCGTAGTTGCGTCGCTCGATTGCACGACGCCGATTCGCCGTCTCGAGCTTCTTTAGGTGTAAGTCTTTGCGCCGCCACCACTCGAGCCACACGAACATACGTTCGGACTCGTCCCTCACCCCGTGTTCCGACAGCCACTCGTCGAGGGTCTGACGGGATGCGACGAAGTAGTCTCCGGCCGCAGCGGCGTTGTGGGGATACCGCTTGGCGTTTTCGTCCCGATGCTCACGCCACCGCTTCCACAGCCGCTCCACGTCGATGCCGACACGGTCACGCCAACGCAGCGCCACCTTGGCCAGTTTCCCGTGCCTGCGCCACTTGTCGATCCCACTGGTCGCTTCCGTCATCCACTCCGGCACGAGATCCGGGTGTTCAGCCATCCACTCTCGCAGGCGCTCTTTCGCGACGTCGAAGTGAACGTCTGCACTGGCTCGACACCGCTCGGCAAGCATGTACCTGGTAACCACTCCAGGCGCCGGCATGGTCGACCGCTCGCGCCGTCCGGTCTTCTTCCGCTTCGCCGTGGATCTGTCAGTATCGCCGGCCAGCGTCATCGGTACCCCGTTGACCTCAGCGAACACGATCTGGCGCCTATCCTCACCCATCCACTGCTCCAGCGACCACTTGAGCCGCACATGCGCGGTTCCGTTCGTGCCCTGCCGGCGCTGTCGCGTGAGCGACGGAACGTCAAGCGTCAGCTGTAGGCTGTGACGCAGCTCGTTTCCGCTCTGTTCCGGCACCAGGTACGCCCACCGAACGCGAGCGTCCATACGCAACTGACGGTGCATCAGAGCCTCGCCGCTGACCCAAATCGGGTGCCCTTGCTCGTCCGTGCCGACACGCAGATCGAATGCCACGATGCGCCGATCGGCGCGGCGTCCTGTTGCGACTCTGGCCTTCTTGGTTGCTCGTTCGCCCGTGATGTCACGCATCCGCAGAGCCGTGCACTGACCGCCCATTACCTCTTCGAGCGTCGTCGCTTTCTGGATCTGTACTCCGACCTTGCGGCCTCCGGTCCACGGCGGGTCCCGCGGCACGGCTCGCGAGTTTTTGACCGCTACCTCCACCGCTCCGCCGGGGCCCGAAATAGCCACGTATGTTCCTTGGTACACGCCAGACGCACGCTGTGCTTGCTTGCGCAGCATGTCCGCTCGGTGGTCGAGCAGCGCCACACGCTTCGCCAGCTCCGGCCAGTCCTCGGCAAGCATATCACCCAGCACTTCTGCCCGCCGTGCCGCCATGGCATTGGTTTTCGGCGCGTTCTGTTTTTTGCGTGCCTTCAGCTCCTCGAACGAGCGCTTGATCTTGGTCACATCTGGATTGCTCTTCTGTTTCTTTGCTTGCTTGAGCTGCCGACCGAGCTCGTTGAGCTGCCGAATCAGATCGTGGCTCGCCCCGGAACATCGCCGCTCGTACTCGTCGCGCCACGGCTGCACCATCTGCCGGAACTCCTCGCGCATCGCATCGAGTCGATGCTTCAGCTCCTTCTTTTCTGCCAGAAGCTCGTCGAGTCGTTGCCGTTGCTCGTCTGTGGCGGGGACGCGCTTTCGTTTTCGCTGTCGCTGGAGCTTGATCTGTCGCCTCAGTTCGGTGATCTCGCCGTCCTTGCCGGTCAGTTCCGCATACCTGTCCTCGGCCTCGCTGAGGCCTGGCACGTATTCGGCGCAAAGCTGCCGGTACACCGCGCACTTGTTCCGGTAAATCTCCAGGCATTGCTTCATGTAGTCGTGCGCGGCTTGTTCGTGCTGTTTCAGCAGCTCGGCGTTGCGGGTGATTTTTGCGACATGTAGCTTCGCGACTCTCATTGCGTCAGCCCTCCGTTCAGGTCGTCGGATAGCCGTGCGACCGTCGGACCGCCTCGCCTGGCAGCCCTCTGGCGCAGCCTCTTCGCCAGCTTTGTATCGAGCGGCCTCAAGAACTGCTCGGGCACATTCTTTGGCGGCGCGGCGTTGCTTAACCCGTATAGAAACTGAAGCCCGTGCTGCCCCACGTCCGGCGCTAGGTATTCCCGTTTCTGACTCTTCTTCTTGTCGTCCTGTTCCTTGGGCCGCATCCCCGTTCCGTCGAGCGAGTATTGGATGTCCGCGGACGGGTTACCGTGCCGAAGGCTTGAGCCGAACAGATCGATCAAGATCGCGCGTCGCTTCCCGTCCGCTGCCCGAGCGGCTCGGCCGCACGCCTGCAGGTATCCGCTGATATGAACGAAACGCCTGCCCAGAATGATCACCGCGACCTCCGGAACGTCCACGCCTTCGGTCATGGTGAATACGTTTGTGATCACTCGAACGTCTCCGTGCCTGAAAGCGCTCAGCGCCTCGTCGCGAACTCTTCGCGGCGTTTCGGCGCTAATCGTACGGACCTTGATCCCTTCGCGATCGAATTGCCGCTCCCACTCTGCGGCAACGCTGATGCGCTCGAAGTACGCGAACGCTCGTCCGGCATCACCGAGATTCCGGTACGCATCGACAGGAGAGATCGCGAACTCGTTACCCGTCTCCTCAGGCGGCGAGAACAACGACCAAGGCACGATGTGGCCAAGCCGCAAAAGCTCGCTGTGCTGAGCCGCGACGTGCCTGTGCCCAAACATGTCGCCCAGCGGTGTGCCGTCGTAGCGCTGCGGGGTTGCGGTCAGCCCGATCCGTTGTGTCTGCGGGAAACGCGCGAAAACATCGTCGATCGCCACGAAGTCATCGGCGTCTTCAGCGTCGTATAGCCGCGTCTTCTGGCCCCAGGAATTTGTCAGCACGTAGTGGTGCGCCTCGTCGAGAAGAAGTAGCTCCACGTTCGGCAGCTTGCTGAACATGACGGTCTGCACCGTCCCGACCTGAATCCTCTTGTGCGGCTCGTGCGGGTACCCTGGCATCAGCACGCCGACTGCATCGCTCCCGTAACGCTGCCGCAGTCGCTCCACCCACTGCACGACCAGCTCGCGCCGGTGGGCTAGCACGAGCGCGCGTTTTCTGTCGCACAACTCGACCCCCATGACCGTTTTCCCGCTACCGGTCGGGGATACGAGGCAGACCGACAACGCGCCATGAGCCAATAGCTGCAGGACTGCTTTGATTGCTTCCCTTTGATAGGCCCTCAGGTCCATTTCATCGCCTCCTGAATCAAAGCCGCGTAAGCACCGCGGCCACGCTCCTGAATCACCTCGCCGGCCTTCCGGTCCAGCTCGCGAAACGCCCTCGCGAACCCCGCTTGCCGCAGGAACCGGCGCGCCTTCGCTGCGTCGCAGACGCTTCGCGTCTCGGAGCCCACGACGTTCGTGCCGACAAGCCCCGCCATTGCCCCGAAGAATGTTCGTCGGTTCATCATCAAAAAGCCCCTCTCAACGAAACTCGACCCGGTGCGCGCCACCGGGACTCAGCCCGAGCAGGTGAGCTTTCGCGACCGCGCCAAGGAACGTATTGGCTTCCAGTATCAGCACGCCCTGGAACTGGCTGCCCGTCGGTTTCTTCGGGTCGCAGTAGCTGAGCCACCAGAGTTGTTGATTCATGCTTGCTCGTCCCTCCACAGCAACGCATCGACGCGCTCCATAGCGAAGTCGGTCACGACGTTCGGCCAGTCGTCGACCTCGTCGAAAGCCATCCAAGCGAGCCGAGTCCCGCACTTCGCCCGATCGCTCCACGTCACGCCTCGCGCCAGCCACGCGCCCATGGCGTGCAGCCCGTCGTGCACAGCGTCGCCCCATGCCCGGAGCTTCCGCTCGAGCTCGACGACGCCCCACGCCTTGCCGCGCGGCAGCTCGCAAAGGACGCACTCGCATTCCTCGTGCGGTGCGATGTTGTCTCGGATGAGCGCCGCGACGCCGTCCTCGCTGCCCAGGCGCGCCCGGCGCATGATGTGTTCGTAGCCGTACCGGATGGCGACGTCTGGTGGTTCCGGGTTGCTGGTCCAGCGCTCTGACTCAGGCGGTTCCGTCGAGCCGTCCGAGAAGTCCAGTGGTGTAATCTGCAGCGGTGGCGGGTGCTTCCCTTCGAGCATGTCTCGCGCCCATGGCGGCGGCGGAGCCCCGAAGTGCTCACGCCACTTCTCGGGCGTGTCGATGACAGGGACGGCGCGATCCGTCTCCTTCATGACCACCGACATGAGGAGTGGAAAGTGGTTGGCTTCGCCACGGCACGGGTACGCCGCTACGTCACCGAACGAGCTGGCGCCGCATTCGCTGCAAGAGCCGAGACCTCCCGCCGGGAACCGGTGCGGTCGCTCGTACGTCGCGCTCTCTACGACAAGGGAGCCGCATTGGCAGTGGCCACCGAAGTGATTCTTCGTGCCAGCAATACCGCAATCAACGCACCTCCACACCAGTCGATCAGCCATGTACGGCTTTGCGAACGACCTGCCAGCCGATATATCAAAGCGGACGCTCGGCCGCTCCGTCGCCGACGGTTTCGAGTTTCGAAGCGCCGCCTTGATCCAGTCGACGCTCCTGTAGGTCTCAAGATCGTGGTGCCGGACCCGGACGCGATCGTCGAAGAACATCGACCAGACCAGTCTCAGGTCGCCGTTAGGTTTTTCCTCGATGTGCACGAACGCGACCGACTCGATGTCGAGCAGCCAGGCGCCGAGGTCGTGGAGGTCTTCTTCGGTGCGGGTCGGTGTTGTCATTGCTTCCTCGCTTCGTATTCCTGCCACGAGCGAGACCGTGCTCGCTCGAGCTTCGACACCACCAGGCAAAGCATGCCCAGCACCGCGAACTTGAACGGCAGATCTTCGTGGCCGGCAATGCCCGCGGCGATGCCGAGACAGAAGCATGTGATCGCTGCAACTTTCATCAGTTCATCCTTTCGCCGTAGTCGTCGAACTCGTCGAATTCCTCACCGCGCGATTGCTCCTTCTCGTACAGCCGCACGCAGTCACCCATCAGGCGAGCGTCGACGATGCCCTCGGAGCCGTTGCGGTGCTTGGCCACGACGATCTCGCGCTCCAATCCCTCGTCATCCGGCTTGTGTAGGAAGATCACGCCGTAGGCGTCTTGCTCGATGGCGCCGGACTCACGCAGGTCGCTCAATGTCGGTCGCCGCTTCTGTCGCGACGTCTCGCGGTTGAGTTGCGACAGCGCAATCACCGGGCAGCGGTACTCCTTCGCCAGCGACAGCAACGCGCCCGAAAACGACGCGACCTCCTCTTCGCGGCTCCGTTTCCCTCGCCCACCCGGCGTCGTCATCAGCTGCAGGTAATCGACCACGATGAGCCCCGGCGCCGGTGTCCCTGGTAGCCGCCGCATCGCACGCCGCAGCGCTGACTTGATCTGGTGTGGCCCCTGCGCTGGCTTGTCATCGATAACGAGCGGCATGTGCTCGAAGTCGGACATGGCTGTCGCGAGCGGCTGCCAGTCCTCGGGGCCGATCCGCTTGAATCGGATCGCGCTCAGCGACACGCCGGATTGCTGCGCCAGGCACCGCTGCACGAGCTGCTCGCGCGGCATCTCGAGCGAGGCAAAGAACGCGGCGCGGCCGGACTCGGCGAGCGTCGGGGCTGCGTGGCAAACGATCTGGCTAGCGAGCGCCGTCTTGCCGACCCCGGGGCGCGCAGCCAGCACGTACTGACACCCGTCGAGGAGCCCGCCGAGGATTCGGTCGAGGCCCGGGATGCCGGTGGGTAGCCCCAGCATGTCCGCGGCGCCCCCGGGCTCCCGGAGGCGCTCGTGCTCGATCGCCACGCCGTCGCGGATCGTGGTCTGGGTGTCGCCGGTCTCCCGGCTCTCGGTCGCGTCGAGGAGCCGTTTCTCGGCGCCTGCAATCCACTCCGAGACGTCCCCGAGCTCGCCGTAGGCCTCGGCCCGGACCTGCGCGCAGACGGCCTGTACGGCCCGCACACGGGCCAGGTCGGAGACGATCCGAGCGTGGGTCTCGACGTGTGCCACCGAGGGCGTGGCGTCGCTGAGCTGGGCCAGGTAGGGCGTGCCGCCGACCTGGTCGAGGTGCCCCGAGTCCCGGAGCCGGTGGGCGACCGTGGCGACGTCGATGGACTCGCCCGCCTCGTCCAGCGCCCAGAGAGCTTCGGCGACCCGGCGGTTGGCCGTCGAGTAGAACTCCGACGGCGTGCACACTGGCTCGACGTCCGCGAGGCTCTCCGGATAGAGCAGCAACGTCGACAGCACCGCGGCCTCGGCGTCGAGGTCGTGCGGCGGCGGTAGGTCACGCGCCATGGGTGCCTCCGGTCAGGCTGTCGAGCTTCGCCAGCGTCGCGGCCTGGTCATGCGGCGGCGCCTGCTCGGCCTTGGCCGCGAGGCGCTGGCGCACGCGCTGGCGCTCGGCTTCGTCGGCGGCGCGGGCTTCTGTGTCTTCCTGCATGTTCCTCCTGGGTTCACCTAGGGCCGCTTTGGCGAGCCACTCGTCGACCTTTTCGTCGTTCGCGAATATTGTTTTCGGCTCGATGTACGGTTTGCCCGCGTCGTTGTCTCCGAGGTGAAACCTCGACTGCGTTACGCGGTCGATGACGCGTTTCAGTTCGGCTACCGAATAGTTTCGAAGCCGCGCCCGGATCCTGCTCACCCGCGGCCCAGTGGCTCGCGGAGTCCGCCCGTGCCGGTGCACCAGCGGCCAGAGGTTCGTCGCCCAATGCTCGAAGACCGCGCGCTCGTCCTCGGACCGGAACGGGCCAGTGCCCGACCCCGATTTGCCCGACACGCGCGCGCTACCTGATACGTCTTGAGATCTACCTAAACAGGAAACGTGATCCGGATCTGAAACGTCTTCCTGAACAGAAACCGGATCGGATCCGGAAGGGGGAAGGGGAGGGGGATCCCCGCGCACGCCCGCGCGCGTGGATCCGGGGTTGCCATCGTTGCCATTGGCAAAACTGTTCTTGCCATCACGACCCCATCGCGCCAGTGCGCCACGGCGGCCTGCCTCGCTGCGAACTTTGCTAATGTTTTCGCGGCGCTGCTGTTCTAGCTCATCCTCCGGCTGGAACTGTTCCCAGTCGTGGAATTGCCATCCGTTTGCTATCTCTTTCCAGAGCCCGTGCTCGTGGATTCCTTCGACCGAAGCCCCTACCAATTCCGCCGCCAGTGCGACTGCCCGCTCGTGCGGGACATCGGGGACGATCTGCGCCAGGGCGGTCTCCGGGACGTAACCGCCCGTCTTGTTGTCGCGGGCCCAGGAGCCCGCACAGATCCATAGGCCGACGGCCTCGGTGCTTACCCGGCCGCGTTTGAGGCTCCGCCAGAAGCGGTCGTCGACCTTGAACCAGCTCATTCTTCGACTGCCTCCTGCTCGTCAGACGTAGACGCGGGGAGTAGTGGCAACCCGCGCGCCTTCCGTAGGAGCGCATGTGCCTCTTCACGGCTTGCGCCCAGCTCTTTGAGTACCTCAAGCGCTAGCCTGGACTCGTTCATTTCACGGTCATCCGTCAGGCTGTCCAGGATCTGCGCCACTTCGTTCGCTACACCGATCGGATCGATGTGTGTCTCGGATCCGGTGAATCGGACAACCGTGTACAGGCTCCGCGTCAGACGCCTATCTCTGGATTTGTCACGCTGCGACTGCTCCTTCGTTTTTTCGTGCCACTCGTGACCATCCAACTCGACGGCAAGTCTTACGGACGTGCCGCGTTTGCGAAGCACGAAGTCGACTCTGCCAATCTCGACCTCGTCTTCCTTTTCGTCATCCCATTCTAACGCGGACTCCTGCGGATGCAGGGAGTTTGAGCACTCTAAGACTTCTCCGTCCTCGAACTTTCTGTCGAGCAATGCGAACACCGATCCGTCCGTCGCTTGCCTCACTTCGTTGATCGAAAACGGGGACTCAACGCCGCAGCAAAGGCCTAATACGAACCGCCTCTCTATAGGAGACTCACAGCGATCAAGCAGTTCTCCCATCTCCCTCGCTTTCGGGTGCCCGAGCCACCCAAGCATACGGTCGGACAAGCGAGTTGCGTCAGCTGTATCCAAAAACTCCTCGGCCACGGCTACCCCAAGCGATCGAATCGCGTTTGACATCAGCGCTCCTTCTCCTCCTGCTCCAGCTTCTCCAGCCCCCGCGTCATCGCGCTCAGCTCCACGGCACGCCGGGTCGCTTCGAACGGTTCACCGAGGCGACGGGAGACGCGCGCGGCGAGCCTGTTGAGCCTCTCGTGAAGGCGCGCCGGGATTCGCACGCGTCGCTCGAAGGGCTCCTGCGCCATGCCCCTCACCGAATCCCCTCCTGTCTCTGCACCGCCTCGATTCCGGCGCGGACGATGGCCCGGTGCACCTCGCGCCGAGCGACGTCGGCGCGGATCCCCCGGGTCCGCTGGCGCCGCTCGACGAGTTGATCGATCAGCGCCGGCAGGATCGTACCTCCGATACGGATTGCCGGAATCTCGATCGTCTCTGGTTCGACTGTTGTCCTCATGCGGCCCTCTTTTTCTTCTTCGGTGCCGGCGGCGCCTGCTCGACGACGAACGCGAAGCCGCCCAGCGCGCTGAGCGACCAATTCGCAACCACGAATGCGTCCGCCTCGTCGTCGCTCCAGTCGTCGGGTAGCCCCATCTCGCGCACCGCGGCTCGCGTCGCCGCTTTCACGCCGCTCCGTGGCAGCTTGCCGAGCACGAGCTTACGGGCCGACGCTGGCGCCACGACATCGACGGGCACACGCCGCCGGCGCCACAGGTCGGCTTTGACGACCCCGCCGAGCTCGCCGAGATGGCACGCGTGGCCGACGCCCTGCGCGCCCATCCGCATCGCATACTGCTCGAGCACCGCGATCGTTGGAGACGTGAGGTCGACGAACCGAATGACCTCGTCGGCGATGTGCGTGAGCCGCCCGACGCGCTCCGCCTCCGTTGCTTGCTTCGAGACGGAATATCCGACCTTTCGCCGCTCGATCCTGCCCCAGTCGCCGCCCCAGTCTCCCGGGACGGCGACCATGCCGGTGCCGGTCAGTGACAGGTCGAGGCCGAGCACCAAGGGCGTCATGCCGCCCCCGTGATTTCCGGCTCTTCGATCCTTCGGATGGGTAGGATGATCCCAACCCATTCCGTGCCGTCTCCCTCAGCACGAAACGTGAGAGCGCTCTCTGCGTCCTCGGGCGGGTAGATGTCGATCCCGGTCGCTGTAGCCGCCTTCCCAACCGTGTGAACCGCTGCAACGAAGTCCCTGGCGATCGTCACCCGAGGCGCGAGTGCCCGGCCGCCGTCAGGCACCCGGATCCCCTTCGTTACGTCGGGGAGCCATCCCTGGGCTGCCGCCGCGTCCCTGGGCCACGTAAGGCGCGACACTTCGCCGGTGTCCGGGTCGTTGATCGCGGCCTCACGGAGGCGCGGTCCGTCGAACAGCAGGGACGCCACCTTGTTCCCGGACAGCAGCTTGCGCGCGCTGTCGAGAAACTCGACGTCGACGTACCACGAACCCGCGATCTCGCCGACGTTCCGCCCCCGGGCCTGCACTGCGATCCGCCCATTCGTCGCTTCCGCGGTGCATGACTCGCCTTCCACATCGAACCGAACGAGCCGAAACTTGGCCTCGTCCTCGGAGTCGCCGCAGAACGCGAGCAGCGCCGCGATCTCCGCCTTCGTCAGTCGTACACCTTCGTCGTCGCAATTCATGCCGCTCGTCCCTTTCTCAAGTATTGCTCTGCGAGTGCGCGCACGTTGGCGCCGCCCGCGTCGTAGTTCTCGATCACGTCCTCGCCGGCGTCCCGCACGCCGTACAGCTGTGCCTTCTTCACCTGGAGAACGTCCGCGATGATTGGGTCCGCGCCGACGTCGGCGATCAGGTAGTAGGCGATCACGGATCCGGTCTGCCCGTCACGGTGCACGCGTCCGACGCATTGCTGATGCACCGCCGGCGACCAGTCGAGCTCGCCGAATACGACGGTACGGCACCCGCTGTACTGCAGCCCGTCGAGGCCAGCGCCGGCACGCAGTGAGATGATCAGGATCGGCGTCTCGCCATCGCAGAAGCGCCGCTTCGCCTCGGTCTTCTGGGACTCGCTCTCGCTGCCCGTGTAGAGGGCAGGGCTGTATCCTGACAGCCTGTCCTGCCAAATCTTGTAGACAGCCCGGTGCCACCCGTACAGCACGACTCGTTCGCCACTCTCCACGAGCATGCGCACGAAGTCGGCAACGTACGGCGCCTTCGCGATTCCCGTCGCCTGGCGCACGAGGCCGTCCAACTCGCCGCCCGCGCGGAACTGATCCCCCTTCTCGAGTGCGTGATCCGTCTCGCCGAGGATGACCTTCGCAAGCTCGGCCGCGGAGGACTGGATCGAATTGAGCGCGTCCGGGTCCGCGTCGACTGTGTGCGGCGCGTGAGTCAGCTCGGGCAGCTCCCGGCCCACGTCCTCACGTGTTCGCCGCAGCATCAGTCCCTCGTTGCGCAAATGCGCGCCGAACGCTGCCGGCTCTTTCAGCCGCGGCTTGTCGCCGCCCGAGCCGTCGCACCACTCCTCGAGGAACTCGGTGCGCTCACCGAGGGCCCCAGGGCGGACCGCCTGCAGGATGTGGAAGATTTCGCCGCCGTAGTTGTAGATCGGGGTGGCGGATGTCCCGAGTCGGTAGTCGACTGACTCGGCGAGCTGCAGCGCGGCCGCGCCCTTTGCGCTCTCCGGGCCCCTTCGGAGATCCGCCACCTCGTCGAAAATGATCGACTTGAGGACTGGCGTGAGCGCGTCCACCCAGCCGGCGAGCTTGTGGTAGTTGCAGATCAGCACGTCGGGATGCGGCTTCACGAGCGACAGCTGACCGGGCGCCTGCTTTCGGCGCCGCTTCGCGTCCGTGTAGTCGTACGGGGTCCCTTTCTTCAGGATGTGCGTCTCCAGGTGCGGCGCGAAGCGCGCGATCTCCTCGGCCCACTGGCGTTGCAGATGCGTCGGCGCCACGACGAGTGCCGGCCGCGTACGCGCGTCGCTCAGCATGCAGATCGACGAGCACGTCTTGCCGAGCCCCAGGTCATCGGCGAGAAGCAACCCGCGCGAAGCGAGCGCGAGCTCGGCGGCCACGCGCTGGTATTCCCGCGGGGGAATCGCGAGCTGAAAGTCACGCGCGGTCACTTGCCCGGACAACAGCTTGTCGACGACGGATTCGCGCTCCCGGTGCTCGGCCGCCCGTTTCTCAAGGTAGTCGCGCGGCGTCACTTCGAGTGGGTACCGTTCGAGAAACCAAGCGAGATCCCTGCATGTGTCGAAGGTGTCCTTGATTCGGATCTTCCCCTGTCGACGCTTGCCGACGGATCCGAACACCCGCTTGAGCCGCATCACGACGTGGGGCTCGGCGTCGATGACCCACTTGCCGCTCTTCAGGGTTGCCGTCCCGTACGTCTTCAAAACGGCCTCCCCACGTAGACGACTCGAAGCGGTTTCCCGAGGATGGCTCCCGGCATCCGTCGGTGCTGCGCCTTCGTCGTGACGAGCACGAGGTCAGCGACCGAATCGTGCTCGGCGTATCGGATGAGCTGCTCGAGCACGGCGTTGCGGCTCCGGTCGAGCTTGACCTCGACAGCTGTGTTTCTGACGAAGAAGTCGACGCGATCGCGCGCAGACAGGATGTGTTCACGCCGGAAGTCGAAGCCAGAGGCACGAAGTCGGGTCTCGATCCTCGCCTGAAGTGTCGCCTCGTCCGGGGCGAAGCCGACTCCACTGAGGCAGTCAACGAGAGTCATCCCGCCACCTCGAAAAGCTCCCGCTGCGCCGCCTCGATCGGCAGGCAGTGGGGAGACAGCCAGACGCACTCGTTCTCACCGCGCCGCCTCCGCCCCCATCCACGCGACCCGCCCCAGTTGACGGCGCGCCAGCCGGGCAGCTCGTAGTCATCGACGTGGCCGCAGAGCACGATCCTGAGCCGCGGATCGTCCCCGTGCTCACGACACCATTCAGCGACCTGCCTTGCTACATCCGGCCCGGCTCCATAGTCGATGGCTTCGTCCGGGTAGGGTGGGTCGAGGTAGAGAGCGGCCGGCGTCGTCCCGGTGTTGTGCAGGCCGAGGGCGCTGTCAGTCACGAGCCGTGTCCAGTCACCGTGCGCGATGCTCACGCGCTGCAGACGCTCGGACAGAGCCAGGATGCGCTCGAGCGGCTCGGTCTCGGGACTCAGGATGCCGCGTCGGTAGGGCTTCGCCATGGGTGGCGACTTGGCTTCGAGCCAGTCCGGAGCGAATGAGACGGACTGGCACCAGACCCACCATCCGGCGGCCTTCGGGTCGCACCATTCCGGGTCGCTTGCGAGCCGTGCGGCCATGTCTGCCCGCCACTCTCGAAGGGCTGCCGCTCTGGCCCGGAGATCCAGCTCTGACGGCGGGTCCGAGCAGTGCCGCGCCGTCTCCTCGGGGCGCAACCGTACAGAGCGCCAGACGTTGACGATGAGGCCATTCGCGTCGCCGATCACCTCGTACTTGCCGGCTCCCCGTGGGCGGCCGAGGAGCATGGCCACCGACCCCGCGAGTGGCTCGATGTACGTGGGGACGGCGGGACCCATCGCGGTCCAGCAGAGCGCGAGGACGTCGCGCTGGCCCTTGCCGCCGGGGTAGGGGAAGGGAGCTCGGAGCGTCATGGGCGCACCTCGCTGTTCTGTCGTGCACGACGAAGTAGCCCCCCAACGGTGCCCATGGGCACATCCAGTTCCCGGGCGATTTCTTTGAGTATCATGCCGCGTTGACGAAGCTCGAGCACCCTCTTCGGCAAATCCGGCGCGTGTCGCCCTTGGCGACCCTTCGTG